TTCACACGACACGCCGTGCAACTTTGACATGTCGTGTGTCGTGTGCTAGCGAAAATAGAACGCAATAAAACGCAACGCATCGGCGTGTCGCGGTTTGGTGCGTGATATATTTGAGATGTCAACAAAAATTTTTGATAACGGTGATTGATAGTAAATGGATAAAGTTTAACCCGGTAGGTATATATCTACCGGGTTAAATCATGTTAGTTTATTATGTTACCCTATTGATAAATCATCAATGATTGTGCGCTCATATATTGTTCCGTTAAGTGCCATGTTTTTTGGTGTTTCTGATACAACCCCGCCGATTTGCGCGTATAATGTATTGTTTTGTATTATATTAAAATAAACGCGTTGTGGGTAAGTAGTTTGCTGTATTGTTTTTGTTACATATATTGTGGATCGGCCCCATAAATATTCGTTGTCTCTGCTTATGTGATAGTTTAGGTTTTTTAGGTTTATTCCATATTGTGTGTTTTTGAATGTGCTGTAATTATAGGGTGTGCTTGATGTTGGCCACAGTACGGTTATGTTTGGTAAAATTGAATTCGATTGTATATATCCATATTTTTGTATGAATTGTTCTACATCAGTGAAATTATTTAAATCATTTAATTCTATGGATATTACATTATTATTATTAAAAGTTTTAATATCGTAATTTCCTAGTTTAGCGGCGGGGTCTGTGGTAAAAAGCTGCTTATAACCGGCGGGTATATATACATAGTTTGCATGCAGTATGATATTATTAAGTGTGTTATCACCTATTAAATGTGCGTTTTCGGGTAGAATTGATATTATTTGATTGATGTATATGTTGGCTGATGGTTTGTTTTGGCATGATATTGCGACTGTAGTATAGTCGGGGTAATATCTATCGATGGATGTGTATGTGTTGGGTCCCAGACGTATGCCTTCGTCGTTTCCCCATACGTGTACGTATCCGTAGAACCAATAGGATGCCTGATTATCGATGCCGATGGTTGCGTTTCGTCCGATTACGTCGGCGCGGTTGTCGTTGTCGCCGTTTGCTGTTTGAAAGCCTATTTGCGCGTATGTATTGTCGTATCCACCGTAGAAGCGTATGTTGAAATAGTTTTCTATGTTTCGTGATATTGTGCGTATGGCGATACCCATTGCGCGGATTGATTCCAGTATGAATGTGCTTGCGAAGTAGCCTTTTACGCTTATGCCGTTGACGTTTTGCATGTTTCCGTCAACGTTGATTTTGAATGTCTTACCTTTTGTCATGTCTGATGATGTTGTGGCGTCACCGCCGTTCAACGCAATCATCGTGTTGTCGGTTAGGGTGTATCTGGTTCCGAGTCGTATGAAACCGTCGCATATCATGGTTTGTTCGCCGGTTAGGGTGATGGTGCTTTTTGTGTACCATACGCCGTTGGGGACGTATATTGCGGCGGTTGGATGATCGGCTAGATATGTGTTGATTATGTCACCGCAGTCTTGGGTGTCATCGTTTTCAATACATCCCAGTTTGCGAATGTCCATAGCGTTCGCGTTATAGATTATCGTGGCGTTTTCAGCACCATTGGCGTGCAGAGCTGTGAGGCTTGCATCTATATCGGAGATGTCCGATTTATTGGTTTGTGCCAATTCCAATGCGTTTTGCGCGGTTTGTCTGTAAGATTCTATTTGCGCGTTATAGTTTCCGGTTAGTGCCCAGTATTCGTTGTTGTTGATGTCGATTCCGCTGGGCACGTATTGACGTGAGGTGTATGAGTTGCCTTCGTGCAGTACGATGGTGAGTGGCTCATAGGTTCGGGTGTTGTCCCATTCGGCTGGATCGGCGAATATGGGGACGTATCGTGCGCCGATGTATTGCCTTACCGGTGTGTTTGCCATTTCTGTTCTCCTTATTTTGTGATGATGGGTTGTTCGACGGGTTTCGCGTCGGGGGTTACGTCATAGGATAGGATAAGTCTACCATATTCGGGTGTGCCGTATACCGCGCCTGTGTTAAATACAATCTGTTTCCATGATTCGGGAATGTATGCCACGAAATAACCGTCTAATGTGAGACCGAAATAGACTGTTTTGATGGCTTCACTGATTATTTTGGGCATGTTTTCCTGTACCCAATCATATATCTGTTGATAATAGTAATCGTTGAAACCCGATTCCTGAAATTGCTTGAATATTTCAGTGAGTTTGTTCACGGCTTGCGCGGTTTCGTTTTCCTTATCGGCTAGGGTGTCCGCGTAGTGGCGTAGTTTGTCGTATTCGCAGCATAGGTATTTTACTATTTCCTCTTGACTTTTTGCATCCCAATAGAATTTAGGGATTGCCGGCGTGTATGTGTATAATGCGTAGAACGGCATCAGCGTGATGATATTGGGAAGCATCATAATTCCTTTCTATCGTTAATAGTTGTTAAGATTTACCGTCCACAGTGGGCTAAAACATTCTTCCAGATGCTCTAATAATAATACGTCGATGTCAACGTATTCACCGCGGCGTATGCTATTGATTTTGTCCATGAAATTTCCGTTGGTGACGGTTTCGTATTGATTATCGGTTGCGTTCGATGCGTAATCCTGATTTTCCGTCAATTGCGTTGCGGGAAAGTCACTGAATACGGTACGCATCTTATGCCACGTGTCCGCATCCGTGAGGAATATGCCGGGATTGCCGTCCGCTAGCTCGTATAAGGGTTTCAGTATGGGCATGAATTCGTTTATCAATCTCATGAAGTGCCGCCGCCATCTGCTGGCGGGTAGTACGCCTATTTCGCGATCGTAGTATCGGTTTTCGATTTTCTTGCAACAACGGTTGTATTGAATATCGTTATAGGCGTCGTCGCGCCATGACCATTCCGGTTGCGTCCAGTCGATTCCGCCATCGGTGAGCAGTTCGCCGAGGGTGATGGTGGTGACGGCGTGGAAATCATCGAATGTTTCGCACGGCTCGTAAGGCGGTATCGTATCATACGGCATCGTTGGTCGCCTCCTCCTGTTCCTTGAGGTTTGTCATGAAGTCGTAGTTTTGGCTTATGTTGTCCTGATTCCATACCACTTGTATGGGGTCGGATAGATATTTCTCGAAACGTGTGTTGAGGATGTCGCATGCGGCGCGGCGTTCCTCCAGTTCGCTGAGGGCGCGGAGGTCGGTGGGTTCTCCGTAGTCGTTGATTTCGTCGGCGGTCTGCCGTTCCATCTTCATGGGTAGGTTCTTGATACCCAGCGCTTGATAGAAACTGTTCCACGTGTTTTGGATATCGTTCTGCAATTCCATGCCGATGTATTCCACGTTGGTGTTCAGCACTTGGGCTTTCATGGACTCGGTGAAGCCGGGTGTGGCCATGATCGCCATTTCACCGCCGCTGATCTGTTTGATGACGTTCACACCCGCGGTCTGTTGTCCTGCCGGTATTTCGAGGATGAACGGGGTTTTTTGATGAAAACGGTTTTGCCGTCGCGTCATGTATAGGTCTTCTATTTCATGCGCGAAAAACTCAAGCGTGGGCACCAACGGGGTACGTGCCTTGTTGGCGTATATGAATACGCCGTTGGAATTATCCACGGGAAAATTCCAACCGTTGATTCCGTAGGATGCCCATTTCTTCGGACGGTAATACACGTTGAAATTCGAGTTAATCACCGCCTGCGTGCTGAAGAACACACCCGGCTTGCTATGGGGGAAGGCGATTGTGGCATACCCGTAATACAAAAGATTGTATTCCAAAAACCATGCGTTGCACGTCTTGGGCAGATTCAGCCACTTGAACCGTGATAGCGCGATGTTCAGCATCTGCGAGTACGCCATAAGGTACGCCTGCGAATTGATCTGTTGCGACTGTTGCCATACCGGTAACCCTTTTTCGCCTAGCATGGCGCGGGTCGGCGGTTGCTTGTGCGTTCGTTTACGTCCCATGATTCACACCCCTTTCATCCGATGTTGTCGGTGAGATAGTCGCCGCCGATTTCATCGGCGTCCGCCCATATTGTAACACCGGCGGTCAGCATGGTACGAATGGCGTCAAGCGTCTCGTTGGTCGCCTTGTCGCATGTCAGCCATACATCGGAGGCCTGCCAATACGTGAAGTGGCGGCATGGTGTGAGGTTCGGCGTGCTGTAGAGCTTGTTGGACGCGATGCCGTACCTGAGCATGTGCATGCCCGCCTGCAGCAACGCGCCCTTTGCCTGTGTGCGTACCTTTATCACCATGTCGCGTTGCGCCATTTCATCCGCCCACGGATCGCCCGAGTACGCGCCGACCGGCGCGGCGGGCTGATTGTACATGTCGGCGAACGTGTTGGTTGCGTTGTCGCGCGTCGTGGTCGTCGAGCGTTTCGCGTTCGCTATGGCCTGATCGCGAGACGCGGTGGCGTTCGCGTTGCTGGCGTTGACATTGTTGGCGGTGGTGGTCGTGGCGGCGGTGTTGGCGATGTTCGCAAGGTTGGTATCGCGCGTGTTCGCACGTGCCAACGTGCTGTTCATCTGCGTTTTCGCGTGCTCGTTGCCCTCGGTGTTCGCCGTCTCGGCGGTTGCTTCCTTCTGCCACGCCACGTTGTTGGCCACTATGTTAAGATCGAGGCTATTGGTGATCGCCACGTTGGTGCAGACGCTGGTACCGACCGCGCCGCCGATGCTCATTGCGGCGCCGGCGAGGGACGCGCCGCCGGTGGCGGGCGCGGTGGCGATGGACACTATCGCACCCGCTGCGGTCACGACGTTGTTCACCACGTTCGAGATCGCCTGCGTCTCGCTGCCCTCGATATACGCCTTGTTCATCAGCGTCACATCGTTGCTGGTGTCGGCGTGCAGCTTCTTGGTATTGGTGGCGAGGTCGTCGTTCATTCGCGTGGTCGCGTATGTGTTGAACGCGGTGTTCGCGGCCTGATTCTCGTTGCTTGATGACGTGCGCGCGTTGTTGTTCACCGTGGTGTTGCTGGCGGCGGCGGCGTTCGACCGTTGCGTGTTCGATCGCCCGACGTTGGCGGATTGCGCCGCGTTCTCGTACGCGGTTATGGCGTTTTCCCGCCCCTGTATGATCGTGCGGTTGTAATTCGCGCCACGGTAGGCGTCTATGTTGCGCCGCTGCAGCGCGTACGTGGGGATGTCGTATGCGATCACGGTACGTAATACATCGGCGTTCGGTATGTTGCCGGTTATGGCTTGATCGCTGAGGTTCGTCACGTCCATTTCGTTGACGCCGTTGGCGCCCACGCCGTCGAGGTATGCGGTCTGCCGTATGAGCGGGTAGGCGGTGGACACCAGCGACCTTACCGACAGCGGCCCGCAATCCTCGATGTTCACCGTGACGGTTTTGCCCCATGTGTCCGTGATTTCCAGCACGGAATAGGGGGATACGTAGAGTCTGGTCACGTCGCGTACCATGTCGGGCATGTCGAAATCATCCGGCGATAGTGTGATGCCGGCTATGGTACGTTCCGTGTCCACTATGGTCTGCCACGCCACGCCATTGACCTGTACGGGTTGTGACGCGCCCCGTGCAAGCATCGTTTCGGAGAGTACGAAGCACGCGGCGATCCCGTTGGCGATATGCGGATAATAGGCGAACAGCTCGTTGATATAGTCGCCGGTGACATCGGAGGCGCGTAGCGCGAACGTCGTGTGACTGTTCGGGATACGATCCCGCTGACTCTCGTATGAGTTTCCGAGTGTGCGGCACGCGCCCACGTCTATGCCGCCCGCGCCCCATGTCCACGCGGTCACGGTGCCGGCATCGCCGGAATACGTTGGATCGGTGCCGGTGATGTCGGTGCCGCGTGTCGCGGTCATCGATGCTAATTGCGCCGCGTCGAATGTGCAGGCGAAACAGATGTATTTCACGCCGTCGGTCAGGTTGACGGGTTTCGTCCCGGTGATACGGTTAGGTGTCGTCCCGTAGTTGACATCGGGTGCCAGCATGTCCGTGCTGTTTTCGCGCGGGTTCTCCAATAGCTTTGCGGGTGTGGTTTCGGTGAGCGGCGCATGTCCGCGCGTCAACAGCAAACCGTTTATCGTGATGGTGTTGATGTAATCAGCCCACACGTCGCGCGTGAGAACAACCGTGGTGGTGTTAGGCGCCTCGGCGGTGATGCCGGAAACGAAATAATGGTAGCGCGTCTGCGCATCGGTTTTTTGGTACGGCGATTGCAGGATGTCCGCGCTGAAATCCACTACGATGTAATTGTAGCGTTGCGCGGTCATATACGGCACGGGTATTTTCACGCCGTCAACGTCCGCACGCGCTATGTACATGTTGGTGGTGAGCGTCACGGTTTCGCCGTCCAATGCGTCGAACCATGCATCGCGTGTCGCGTCGTCCTTGAATTTCACGACATCGTGCATGTCGTCACGCCATTTCACGCGGCAAAGCTTGATCTTGGTTTTCGGTGTCCACATGTGCGCGTCGTCGCCGGGGTGCGGTGTCGCGCCGTCCAAGTGTGGGAATTTCATAAAGCCTCTTTCATGCAAGAATCGGGACACCGGAAAATTTCCGGTATCCCGATTCTAACACGCGCCGATGCCTTATCCCTCGGCCTCGGCCTCGGCGGCAACGGTGAACGTGCACGTCGCGCTGTGTTCCGTGGTCTCCCCGTTCGGATCGACATAGGTGGCGGTGCCGACCACGGTGATGATGTCACCCGCCTTAAGGTCGTCGCGCTGGATATGCAGGCGCGCCTGATCGTCAACGAACGTGTTCACATTCAGGTCGAACGACTCGCTGTCCGGCGCGGCGTGCTTCGCCGACACCTCGTAGGTGGCCGAGTTCGGCGCGACCTGAATGGCGGTGCCGGTGGGCGCGACCTCGGCGGTCAGCTTGGGCGTGAGCTGAAGCACATCCCCCGCCTTGACGTTCTGCGTTGTCGGGGTCAGGGTGAAGCCGCTCACCGTCTGGGTTACAACCGTGATGTCCGTGGCCGCGTCCGTGGTGAACAGCGCGCACGGGGTGAACGGCGACACGCCATAGATACCCCAATGGTTGAGGTACAGCGTGTTGGTGAGCGTCTGCGGATTGTAGAACTGCGAGGTTCCATACATCGTGTCTCGTACCTGATACCAATCGGTGGACACGAGCAACGCCACCGCGCCCTCGATGCCAAGGTTCGGCACCTGAATGATACGGTAGGGCACCTCGGCCTTGTCCAGCTGGAACACGGCGGACAACGCATCAACATCCAGCGAGGCGAGATATTCCGGCTCGATGAGCAGCACCATTTGCTGAGGGTTGGCGTACGCCGGGATGTCGGTCACGTTCAACGCATTGTACTGCGTACTCGGGAACTGCATACGTCCCGCCGTGCTACGCAACGCCTTGAGCAACGTCTTCGCCGTGGTTTCGTCGGACGGGATCGAGTCCAGATGAACCTTGTAGAAGCCGAGATTCTGCTCGTAATGACGGATCAAGGCCAGCATGATGTTCATTTCATCGTAGTTGTCGCTGTTGCGCGGCGTTTCCATGATCTGCGCTATGAAGCGGTTCAATCCGAAATCGTCCACGAACGCCTGCCGCAATTCGTCATCGGTCCATGAGATCGGGTACTGGTCGCGTCGGTTCATCTCGTAGAACCACACCGCCGCCTCCGGGCGGTGCATTTTGAGAAGTTCCTCGGCGTCATCCTTGTACCCGTGCGCCTTGATCCATTTCACGGCGATCTCCTGAACCGTCGAACCCCAGTAAAGATTTTCCTTTTTGAAAACCGCCAGCGGGTTTTCAAACGGCGCGTTCTGGGCCATGACGGTCAGACCGATACGGTTCACCATGTTCCAGACACAGTCATTCAGATACTGCCGGTTCATCGGATCGAACAGATACCGCATCGTGTTCGCAACGCCGGTCTGCGTAGCGGACGGTATCCGCTGTTGGTAATCGTCGGTGCCCTTGGTGCGCACCTTGTCCAATATGGTCGCGTTGTCCACTGCCATAATATCCTCCTATAGTATTAGAGCGTGTAATCGAGGTTTTCCAAGTCGTCCGCCGCGGCCTCGGCGATGGCCTCCGCCGCGTCGTCATCCGTTTCCTTGACGGTCGCCCCGTTTTCGACCATCTGCGCCACGGAATCGGTGAAATTGTCATAGATGCCGTCTATGCGTTCGTTCATCGCGTCGATCTTGTCCAGTACGCGCGTGAGCATGTCGCGGAGGTCGTCGAACTCGTCTACGCGGTGGGCTTCATCGGGGGTGAGGTCGTCGCGCTCGGCGTCAGCCCTTTCCTCGGTGGTTTCATCATCCATAATCGGTGTCCTTTCATATATGAAAAAGCCGTACCGGTACAGTGTACGCCGGTACGGCTCAATGGTAGCATACGTGCGACACGGTTCATAGCGGTGGCCGGCGCGCTTTCCCGTCGCGGCCATATCATCGGCGGAGTCAACCGTGGGTATCGATGATGATGTTTTGGCGGCACCGCTGTGACGCCTCGTCTTGTATACCGCATGTTATTTTACGCCGAAATTCTTCAGCATTTCGGACACGGCGTGTTGCGTTTCCACGGTGTCATAGCGTAAATATCCCAGTGCGTAATACGATGTTAGGTTTTTAATCAGGTCTTTTGCGATGTTCGCGGTAAGATAGTTCAGTTTGTTGTCATCCCTTGTGATGGCGAAATACGGTACACTGGTGCCGCCGTCATATTTCGATGATATGAAGACGTATCCGCATCGTAGATCGACGTTCACACCATACTCGTTGCGCATCCATCTAAACACGTAATTGAGTTTTGAATGTTCGTGTGGTTTTTCGATGAAATCGGTGTCGTGATGCTTGAATTTGTTTTTAGCCACCATATCGTTGTCGTTTTTCAACATGCGACCTGCCACGGTGTTCTTGGTTTTCTGCTCGGCGTATTCATCATCCCGGACGTAATCGAACAGACATGTCTTTCCGTCGAGCCATTGCAGGCCGAAATCAGGTTCCAACGGAACATCGTAATGTTGAAAATAGGGGTTGAACGCATCGCAGGCGTTACCCAATAGGAACACGCGCGGTTTGCGTAGCTTGGTGTCGTCGGCGCGTTCACGTGTCACGGTATCGACAAGTTTCGCAAGCTGTTCGTACTCGTTTTTCAGGTAATGGTGATAACGGTCATCGGTGTCTATGATGATCTCGTCCATACAGATGTTACGGACGTTGACATAGGTGCTTTTCTTTTTCTGCTGTTGCAAAGAAAGTGGTATGAAATATCCGCACGTTTTCCATTCCTTATCACCTACGTGACGTATTTCGGCGACCTTATTGCGCACGCGAAACTCATAATCGGGGAATATATTATCTTCGATTATCCTATCGAAATAGTTCGCGGCCACGTCGTTGTTTTCCTCACGGTAGCGCGTGACCTCCACAAAACAGATACCGTTTTTCAGATAATCCTCGATCATATAACGACGCACGCCATAGGTCTTACCAAGTCCACGCGCGCCGATAATCAAATTCACGTCGGCGTTACGCGGCAGTATCTGACTTCTCAGCCGATCATAATAATATCTCGCCATCAATGCTCACAATCTTGGGTTTTCCATCCTGTATAACCAATTCGCGCGGAGTCGTCTCCACATTCCGATTATAGACGTTCCGCAGATACGCGATGTTCTCCCCGTTGGCTTGTTTGTCCGATTCACCGAGCCACCTGCCGGACGGGTACAGCGCGACGGCCTCGGGCACGTCAACACGCGCCGTGTCGCCACGGTAATCCGTCACAACCCCCACATACCGATCCCACACATGCGGACGGTCGCGCTGCAACGTGTGGCAGATTTCGTAGTCCACAAGCACGTCGTACCCAAGCGCCATCCGCACGACATCGGCGAAATCACACCCTGATTTCATCAAGTCGTGTATGAAGTCCTCGACGGTATACGCGCCATCGGGCCGCGGTAATCCGGCGCATGTGATATGCACGCGCCCCGCCACGTCAAGGCTCACACGCGCCTTGTTCCACAATTCCATGTGCCGGACGTACCGGGTGGTGCCGCCGCAGTCCTCCACCTCGAACTTGCCGATGTGATCGAGCGTACTCGCCATCTCCGGCGCGGTGACGCGCACGCGGCGCATGGTGCGGTTGATCGCGGTTTCGACCGCATCATGCAACGGGGTCAAACAATCCAGCAAAGCGTCATCGGTCACATCCGCGTCGCATCGTATCTTAAGGCTATCGGTGTCGCCACCCGTCACCGTGACGCGATCGCCCAACCGTGCATACACAAGCATCATGGCGATAATCAGGTGCATACGGCTACCCGCGACTATCCTCATGCCGTAGGTGTACAACACACGCGGCGTCTTGGGACGTTTCGCCGCGAAATTATCCGGCGTGCATACCGTCGCCCGATCCACCTCCAATTCACCCTGTTCCGTCACGCGATAATCAGCCTTCATAACATCCTGCGCTTGCGTTCCATAGATGCCGTTGAATTGCCCTTTTACCGTCGAACCATAGTATGATTGCAGGAATTTCATGCTCAGGGTGCCGGTTTTCGCGTCATGGGCGATGCCCTCGGGTATGGAATCGGGAATATCACACGTATACGGCACGCCCTCGGTATAGTGTTTAATCAGGTTTTTCACGTCGGTTTTACGTGCGAACAGCATATTCGATTGCAGGGTGACGTAATCGGGCGGGATTATGGTTTTCGTTGTACTCTCGCCATATAACACTTGCATGGCATCGCACTCGTAGACTTGCGCGACATTCCATAATTCAATCTCGTTGACATGTAATATACATTCATCGGCGCTATAGAGTTTGCCGAACGCATACACGGGATTGACGACGGTATCCACGTAACCGTGCGCCCGGATGCTGTTTTCCTGTGTTTTGGCGCGCTCGTTATTACTGTAATCGGTATCCGCCTGCAATGTCCTCACGAATTTCGAACGCGGGCATATGGCGATGCCCCAAGCGTCGAAACATGTGCCCTTGCGCAATCGTAGATTGATGAATTTCACCGCCGCATGAATTCCCGTTTTGAACGGATCATCGTAATTGGCCAATACATCATCAATGGATGTACCGACTATATTCTCGCAGGCGATCTGCAGAATCTCCACCGGTGTGGACGCGAATTTCACCGGCAGACGCCGCCCATTGATGAAGGCGTGATGCATGGATGTCACATCCAAGGACGCCACGTTATCCACGACGACGCTTGCGGTCCGCGCCGACGTGAACGTCAACCCGCCACGAAAACACGCCTTACGCAAGGCATAGCTATCGTAGGTTTTCGGAAATTCCTGATTGCAGGTCATTTCGAACGCGCGTTGCAACGTGATTTTCTTACCGCCGCGCAACGTGATACGTCGCCCGCCGATCTCACGACGCGCCATCTGCCTGACAAGCGATGTCTTGGTAAGCACCCTGCACCCCAGCATGTCCGGTGTCAGCCAATGGTTGGCACGCAACAGCCATTGCAGATACTGGGGTATCACCTGCACGTCGCGCCGCGCGTAGAACCGTTCTTCATCGGTCAACGACGTTTCGGGGGTACGGACAAGAGAGTAATCCCAGTCGCCCACGGCCTTGGGCAGGCCGCACGTTTCGCCCATGGCGCGCAGGCCGCCCATTTCAAGATAGAACGTATCCCAGAACCGGCACACCACGTCGCCGCCCACGCACAAGTCAAGGGTGTACACGCTCGTTGCGGTCTGCGCATTGACCTCGATACGGTACGCCTGCGCAAGCTCAAGCAATAACGTTTGCATGTCAAACATAAGGTTATACGCCGCGACCACCGGAATATACCCATGCTGACCGCCATATGCTATAAGGTCATCGATGTACGCAAGCGCCTCAATGGTGTGGCGATAGAAGCGCACATCATCCGTATCCGTGTCGTAGGTTTCAATCGGCGTATCACGGAGATCGTTGAATATGTACAATATCGGGTAGGCGCGTGTTTCGGCACCCTCGCCGATGTTGGTGGTTTCGGTATCGAATATCGCGGCCACCCTGAAATTCTTGCGTTCTGTCATCGGATCACGTCGGGAGATACCGCCACAAGCCACACCGGGCTACCGCCGTCAACATCCGTGTAATCCTCCAATTCCCCGATATGCGCCTTCATACGTTCGGCATACCGTAACGCTTTTTCGTTCCTTTGCATGATGGTGTCGAAAAGCCCGCTAAGCGAGTTCGCGCCGTAAGCCTCCATGATAGCCTCCAAACGCTTATCAGCCGGTATGCCCGGTTTCTGCCACACGTTCTGCGTATACCGCCAAAAAATCTTGATTTTCTCCCGCCCCATGTCACCGAACGCGGACGGCATACCCTTGGACGCCATACGCATCTCCTGCTTGAAAATATTGAACGCGCGTCGGCGTTCCCCGCGTTTGCCGCCTCCGCCTCTTACGGTTGCGACCTGCCGTGTGAGCGCGTCGGCGATCTCGTTGGCGCGCGCGTACGCCTCGGTGCGTAGCGCGGCGTTTCGGATGCGTCCTACATAGGTTTGTTTCAATTGGTTTTCGAGACGTTGCACGTAATCCGTACGCACCCGGCGCTCGCTTTCCGGCATACCCGGTGCGATGCTCTTACGGATCGAGTTTATCGCGCGTTGTACGCGCTTGCGTTTCGTGGTCAAAACGTCCGCCGCTTTCCGCGCTCTTGCCATGATATGAAACCCCCTACGATAACGCGACCCGCACATTATGCGCGGGTCGCGTTCATATTAGACCTATCGCCGATTACTGGATCTCAAGCGACTTGATGGTCTTACCGCCATCCAGCTTGGTGGACTTGACCACCACCGGGATACCGCCATTATCCGCGTTGAAATCGGGGAACATGTCCGCGATGTCCAGAACGCTACGATTGATACCCTCGGATTGGGTGAAATACGTGATTCCGTCCGCCGCGAACAAATACACGTTCGTGCAAGGGGTTCCCGACTGGGTTCGGATGCCCGGCGCGGTGTACACGCCCACGACGCTGAACGGTTTGCCGATGCCGAAACTGTTCAGGCTCACTGCGCTGTTGCGTGCGTTCACAAGCGCCTTCTTACCGGCAAACGTGGTATCGTCCACGGTGCAGACGTAACGGCGGGTGTCCATGTTCTCGTTGTTGTCGTTTTCAGTCATTATAGTTTCCTCCTATATATATTACTCGTTGTTGTCGTCGGTTTCGTTGTCGTCGGTTTCGTCGGTGGCTACCGGTTCCGCAAGCTCGAAAAAGCGTTCGGCGTCCATCGCGTAGGTCTGCCGTTCAACCTTGATGTCGTCAACAAGCACGTTATAGATATCGTGCTTCATCAGCACTTTCACGGCCTGTTCGACGGTTCGGACGTTGCCCGGCGTCGTGAGGGTCTGCAATACGCCATCACGATCATAGTAGCTGATCGCGCTTTTGACGAGTGCCTTTCTGATTTTCCTCATATCTTACTTCCTTGTTGTTTGTGTTGTTATTTGTGTTGTTATTTGTGTCAACGTTTTTTGTTGACATAAGATTTTATAACATGAAAAAACGACGTGCGCAATTGCGACACGCCGTTTGTATTGATGATTCTCAGTAGCGGAGAACCTGCCCCGGATAAATCAGACTCGGATTAGCAAGCCCATTCAACACGGCAACACGATTCCAATCAGCACCGAAAATCGACCACAACGACTCACCCGGCACCACCGTATGAACACGCGCCGACGACTCGGACACGGACGCCGAACCACCATAACACACGGTTTCACCCGGATAAATCAACCCCGGATCACCCGACCGGTATCCAGTCCACATCGTCCACGGATACAGACCAGTACGCGCGGCGATACCACTCAAGCTATCACCGGAAGCGACCAAAACACACTGCCGCACGGACGTGCCACCCACCGGACGGTCGGCAACCGTTTCGCCACCCACCGGCCGATCGACACCACCACCGCGTTCACCCCTCGCATAGGAATCCCACTGCCACGCCTCGCCACGGAAATAATTCAGATCGAGCCGCCCGGCATAACCGGAGATATACCCGCTCGAGGTATACTGCCGCATCGCCTCGCCATACACGCCGTAATTCCACGGACGCGACTGCCACCCGGTCGCGGCGTTCGAGGCGTACTGGGCAACCCATACCCCGCAATGCTCGCGCACATACGCGCTGAGCTGACCCAACGCGGACGCCTGAACGTAGATTACCGGCCACACGCGAGTACGTTCATACACACGCCGAACCCACGAATCAATCCACGCGCCGTTCCCGAACTGCGGATTATCCTCGCCTTCCCAATCCAACGCAAGCACAGCACGCCCGATGTACCCCGCAACATTGTCCACGAAAAAATCAGCCTCCGCCGTCGCACTGTTGCCCATCGCATAATGGTACACACCGATGCTCTTACCGGTATCCGACGCGCGCCCGAGCTGATAGTTAGCGGCCTGATTCACACCATTCACAAGACACGAATTACTGAACCCGCCCACGCCCCACGTGGCACCAGCCATGACGAAATCGGCATCCAACACACCCGTATCGATATCACACTGCCAATTACTCACGTCCACGCCACGCATATCCGCATTGGCGGTCGGCACAAACACCAACAGCAACGCGCACACGCACGCGATAACGCTACGCAACGTTCGTTTCATCATTGGCACCACCATCCTTAAGCAACGCTATAAGCTCCTCGGTAAGAACATTGTTCTTCGTCATAAGATCGTTAAAATCACTGAAAGTCGTGGCGATGAACCACGCCATAGCGCAACACGCCACAATCGGAAAACCGACACTGCCGATCACCGACACGATCGAACCGACATCCATACTTCTACCTCCAATACGCAAAATGGTCACGACACGCCATATCAACGTGCCATGACCATGTTAACAGACTATCGAGAACGATTCTCAACTATAGAACAATATCGGCGTTTCATCACCAACCAACCGCCTATACTGCCCGATAACCCACGGATTACCCGACTGCATACAATAATCATACCCATAATCAGTATGTTCACTAATATACCGACTCATAAGCCGCTTAGCCGACAACACACTGATCCTATCCCGGATACGCGGAAACTCACCAACCCACCAATCAACGATACGCGCCGCGCTGAACATATACAAATACACCGGAATCAACCCGTTTTCATCGCGCGCACACTTATTAACATTCACATACTCAATACCAAAATACATGATAAAAACCTTTTCAGATAGCGAACTGATTACACCGTTGTTTCAACTCAAATTCAATACGCTGTTTCAACACAACAAGATAATTCAACATATAATTATATTGAGCGGTCAACATATCACGACGTTCACCACCAACATTGGAATCCTTCAAAAAGAAATCAAGCTTTCTAAGCTTGCTTTCCAAATCCAAAAACTCGGCAAACAACCGTTTAAACGTATCATCAGGCATACCATAGCCTCCTTTCCGTGGCCTATCCAGGAATCGAACCCGGCACGCACACTTTATAAGAGTGACGCTCTAACCACTGAGCTAATAGGCCAAAATATGATACCGCATCACCGACCAACAACCCGACACGGCATCACAACATCTCAAATATATCACGCACCAAACCGCGACACGCCGATGCGTTGCGTTTTATTGCGTTCTATTTTCGCTAGCACACGACACACGACATGTCAAAGTTGCACGGCGTGTCGTGTGAA